GGACATCCCGACCTCGATCTTTTTGTTGAGAATAGGTCCAAAAGTTTCTTTACTCTTTTGCGAGCATTAAAAACAGGCCAGATCCCCCAAACCCCAGTCCCCGCCTGGGTCGTTAAGCTGTTAAGATGCGGTTGTTAACTAAACGGCCATGCAGCTAGACATTCTGAGTGCCATCCCCCCGCTGGATCTCGGCGCTGGTCCCAACCCATTGCTTGCAGCCAAGTCAGAACCGGTTGTCAACTCCTCGATTATCAGCCAAGCGGTCGTGAAGCGGCCAATCCCCAAGCGCGAGATCATGGACCTTCGCAGGATTGAATGCGCCGCGGCGGCGGTCGCAACCTTGGAGCGCGACGGGTGCGAGCTGTTCGGCCTGACCAAAGGCCAGTTCAGCCTGACGGACATGATCGAAGCGATCCTGGAAAAAACAGGGCCAGCCGATCTGTCGATCAGTACCTGGACGGCAGCAAACAGCGACGTGTCGCGGATGCTGGAGCTGCTGCGCAGCGGCGCCATCCGCTCGTGCCGATGGCTGGTGGACATGACTTTCATGCGGCGATGCCCCAGCCTGGCGGCAGAGATCAGAGCAAAGTTCGGCGCCGACGCCATCCGAGTTACCCGCACGCACGCCAAGTTCTGCACGATCACAAACGATGGCTGGCAAGTGGCGCTGCGGTCCTCAATGAACCTCAACCAAAACCCGCGACTGGAGAGCTTCCAAGTTGGCCACGATCCCGAGCTCTGTAGTTTCCTGTCCGGCGTCATGGACGAAATCTGGGCCCGGCAAGACAAAAAGGTCGCTGATCTGACCAGCAAAGAAATTGCAGGCTGGTGGAATGACCAAGGCTGAATCCACCGCGCTCCAACAAAAACCGCCGCCAGCACTGGCCGTTGTTGATTGGCTGCTGACTGGCGCATCAGAACACCAAGTGCGTGAAGCGCTTGAGCAGAACTATCCAGATGCAGATGCCAATAAAATCATGGCATCGGTCAAAACACACCTAGCAGCAGCAGGAAACCCAGATGCAAGCGCTGTCAAAGGGTGGGCAATCATGGCTTATCGCAGTCTTTATCAGAAGATGCTTGCAACTGGTGATTACGACGGATGCCGCAAAGTGATCAAAGAAATAACGCTGTTGGCTGTGTAACGTGCTAGTCACTCAGGCCGAGTTTGCAAGGCTCGCTGGCGTTAGTCGCAGCGCTATTAAACAAGCCATTGATAACAAGCTAATCACGGCTTTATCCGTGCAGAATGGAAAAACATTCATAGAAAAAACGGAAGGACTGCAGCAATACGCAAAAAACAGCAGACGGCAAAAAGCCTCGCAAAAATCAAAACCGCTGCAAAGTCCTGAGCCAACAGGACTGGGACTGCTGAGCTGGGGACAATCGCCGGCAATTCCAGGCGCAGACCAGTCGCCAACCAACCCACCAGCCACCCCACCCCCCGACCCCACCGAGACCCCGGACTACAACGAAGAACGCGCCTGGCACGAACGGGAGCGTCGGTTAATCGCGGAGCTCGACCGCCGCCAGAAAGCCGGCGAGCTGGTCTACAAGGCCGACGTGGAACAGGCGCAGATGGCCATCGCCCTGACCCTCAAGAACCAGCTGGAGGCGCTGCCCAAGCAGATCAAGCAGCAGCTGCCCCACCTGTCGATCAGCGACGAGGAAATGATTGAGCGACTGGTGGCCAAGGTGCTCACCGCCGTGGCGGATTGGCGCATGGATCAGGAGGAAGAGGAATGATCACCCGAGACGTACCAGCCCTGGCGACAGGGATCGCCGAGTGTTTCCGCCCCAGGCCGGTGCTCAGCGGCGTGGAGTACGCCGACACCTACGGCCACGTGACGGGCAACGCGGCCAGCAAAGGCCCATGGATCACCCGGCCCTATCAGGCCTACTGGTTCTACGCCTTCGCCTCGCGGCGGGTGCCGATCTTCGTGTGCATGAAGTCCGCCCGTGTCGGCTGGTCCGAGTCGGTGAAGATCGGCGCAGTGCAGTATTACGCCCACTGGAAACCATCCAAGGTGATGGTGGTGCAGCCGATCGAAAAGGACGCGGAGGAGTACAGCAAGGAAGACATCAGCGACCTGTTCGCTGACACGCCTTGCCTGGGTGGGTTGCTGTCGGAGTCGAAGTCCCGTGGCACAGCGACCAACACCATCCTGCTGAAGAAGCTCACGAATGGCGCATTGATCGACATCGTGAACGCGAAGAGCGGCAAGTCATTCCGGCGCAAAGAGCGGCCGGTGGTGATCTTCGAGGAACCGTCCGCCTACGACCGGATCAACGAGGGCTGCCAGATCAAGCTGGGCATCCGCCGTACAGAGACCTCCTGGAATCCGAAGGTGATCATCGGCGGCACGCCGATCTTCCCGAACGACAAGACCCATCAGTGGTTCCTGCGCGGTGATCAGCAGTACCGCCATCTGCCGTGTCCGCACTGCAACCACTACCAGCCGCTGCGGTGGGAGGCGATGGCAAAGGAGGGCCCCGACGCTGGCACGTTCGAGTGTGAGAACTGCAAAGAGCCGATCCGCTACACCTCCCTGCGGGAGATGGACGCCCACGGCGGCTGGGCCTGCCCACTGGGCCTGGACCGCTCACAGCAAGCGCTGACGGCCGAGGGTGAGCCGGCAGTTGAGAGCCAGTACATCTGGGCGGCGTACAGCTACCACGCCGGGGCGGTGTGGTCGAAGCTGATCAGCGAGTATCAGGAAGCACTGGAGGCGATGCGCCGAGGCGACACCGACCCGATGCAGACCTACCACAACACGGTGCTAGGGATCCCGTGGGAGGACAGCATCGCCGGCAAGCTCACCTGCGATGGCCTGGCCGAGCGGCGCAAGAACATCGAGGCCGGCAACGGCTACCCGATGGGCACCGTGCCCAATGGCGTCCTGATGGTAACAATCGGGGTTGACGTGCAGGGCGGCGGCGGGTCGGTTGATGAGCGGGTGGTGGTGACGGTGTGGGGCTGGGGCCGCGGCGAGGAAGGCTGGCACCTAGGCCACTGGGAGATCGACGGCGACCCGCAGCAGAAGGAAACGTTGCAGCAGTTGGAGCAGATCGCGGCGACGAAATGGCGGCGGGAAGACGGGGCTGAAGTGCCGCTGGCGATGGGCGCGATCGATGAAGGCGGCCACTCGACCCAAGAGATCAGGGACTGGTGCCGAAAGCAGGGCGGCCTATGGGTGCCGGTGCGTGGTGATGGCGCCAAGGGCAAGCCGCTGGTGGGCCGTGGCTCGCCGGTGGACATCAACCGGAAGAATCAGGCGGTGCAGAAAAAAGGCCTGTTGCTGTATCGGGTGGGGTACGAAACGAGCGTCTCGCACCTACAGGGCCGGTTGCGGAATGAGATCCCCGGTCCTGGGTATCTTCACCTGGGCGAGGCGTCTACAGATCAGTTCCTGGCGGAGTTGTTCCCGTGGAAACGGATGCCGAAGAAGGGCAGCCATGGCCGCGAATATCACTGGGACTGCCCGACCGGAATGCGCGATGAGGCGGGCGACTGCACACGGTACGCCTACGCCGCACTGCAGCTGGTGAGCCGCCGCTACAACCGGGCGACGATGTGGGACCAGTTGGCGGCACAACTGGCGGCCTCCGTAGCCTCTAAGGGAGAGCCCGCGCCGCGCCGGGCCCGATCCTTCAGCGTGATATGACCCAGCCGGCCGAGCTCTACCAAGGCGATCTAACCAGCTGGATCGAATCCCGCATCGCCCCAGACGCCACCGCCGTGACCGTGTGGCTGCGCGCTGCAGCAGCTGGCGCCGGTATCGAGGCAGTGGCCACCGACACTGACGACGGCTGGAAGGTGGAGCTGAGCGCCGCCACTACGGCCACCATGGCAGCCGGCAGCTGGGAGCTGCAGATTGTCAGCACCGTCAACGGCGCCCCGCTCACTACTGGCCGCGGCAGCCTGACCGTCCGCAAGAGCCTGGCCTTCAGTGGCACCCCGGGCGCGTTCGATGATCGCAGCCAGGCGCAAAAGGATCTAGAGGCCGTTGAAGAGGCGATCCGCGCCCTGGCCACGGGTGCGGTTGAGTATCAGATCGGCTCTTTAGGTTCCGGCGGCAGGAAAGTTCGCCGGGTGGACCTGCCGGATCTGATCATGTGGCGCGACCGCCTCAAGGCCGAGGTCGCCCGTGAGAAGCGCGCCGAGATGATCGCGCAGGGCCTCGGCGATCCGCGCCGGCTTTATGTGCGGTTTCAGGGGGTGAGCTGATGGGTGTTCGATCTTGGCTGCAGCGGCAGATCCTGACCACTCGCCACGGCCGACAGCAGGGCCAGCGGATGTTCGAGGGTGCCAGGCGCAACCGGCTGCTCCACGACCTGGTGGCGCCGACCACCTCCGCTGATGCCGAGCTGCGCGTCAGCCTGGCGGTGCTGCGCGACCGCTGCCATCAGCTGGTCAGGGACAACCCCTATGCCCGCCAGGCCAAGCGGACCACGCAAATCAACGTGGTGGGGCCTCGCGGGATCCAGATGCAGGGGCAGATCATGAAGGCCAACGGCACGGAAAAGGACGTGCGCCGCAACCGGCTGCTGGGGGAAGCATGGCGCCGCTGGTGCCGGCCGGATACCTGCGACGTGGCGGGCCGGCTGTCGTTCCACGGCTTCGAGATGATGGCTGCCGGCAGCCTGCCGGAGTCGGGCGAATGCCTGATCAGGATCGTGCGGCAGCCGATGGGGCAGGGCCGCACCCCGCTGGCGCTGGAGCTGATCGAGGCGCACCAGCTCGATGAGGACAAGAGCGGGGTATCAGATCGCGCTGGCCACGAATGGCGGCTAGGCGTTGAGATCAACCAATGGGGCAGGCCCACCCGGTACGCCATCCTGACCCGCCACCCTGGTGATGTGGAGCTGGGCCTGAACCGTCGTGGCGTAGAGCGGAAGCACGTCCTGGTGCCGGCGGCGGACATGATCCATGTGTTCATGCCGGAGCGGATCGGGCAGAACCGTGGCGTGCCGTGGTTGGCGTCGGTGATCACAACTGTCCATGGGCTTTCTGAATACGAAAAGGCTCACCTGGTACGGAAGCGCGTCCAGGCGGCATCGCTGGGGTGGATTCAGACGCCCGATGCCGGGCTGACCGGTGATGCGGTGGAGGATGGCAAACGGCTATTCAACACTGAGCCCGGCGCCTACAACATCCTTGAGCCCGGCGAGGTTCCGGTACCGCCGAACTTCGGACCTGACGACGGCCAGTACAGTCATGTAGTAAAGAACCTGACGAGGCGGTTTGCGGCTGGGTTCGGGTGTAGTTACGCGACCATTAGCAAGGATTTCGGCGACACGAACTACAGCAGCATGCGCACCAGCGTGCTGGAGGATCGCGACCACTGGCGGGTGGTGCAAAGCGCGATCATTGAGGTGTTCCACCAGCGCGTATTTGAAGAGTGGCTACGCGCTGCAATGCTGGCGGGTGAATTGCCGTCACCAGCTTTTAATGACTACTGGACTAGGCCAGAAAGGTATAACGCTCCGCGCTGGCAGGCTAGATCTTGGGACTGGGTGGACCCAGTTAAGGATGTTTCCGCCATGGAAAAAGCCAAGGCGATGCTACTGAAATCTCACAGCGAGCTGATAACTGAATACAGCGGCGAGCAGTTTGAGCAGGTGATGGCGCAAATCGCCATGGAGAACCAGCTCAAGGAATCCCTTGGCCTGATGCCCACCGTGGAGGAGGCGCCAAAGCCTGCAACACCACAGCCCGAGCCGGAGGACAACGACGACCAAGGCGACGACGATCAGCCCCCGGTCGCCCCATCCGTAGCCTGAGGCCAGCGACTATCCGGCTTTGGATCTCACGAAACTCAAAGGCCCCCAGCGGCGAGAGCTGCCAGGCGGCATGCAGCTGGAAGAGAAGACCGACGAAACGCTCACATTCTCGTTTTCTAGCGAGGCGCCCGTAGAGCGATTCTTCGGCCGCGAGATCCTGGTGCATGAGCAAGGCGCCATGGACCTGTCGCGCCTGAACGATGGCGCGCCGTGGCTCTGGGGGCATGACCCCAACAAGGTCTTGGGCGTTGTCGAAAAGGCCTGGCTGGGCGACGATCGCCGTCTCTACTCCACGGTGCGGTGGAGCCCAAACACTACGGAACGTGGAACAGAAGAGCACCGCCGCCGCGTCGATATCGAAGCCGGCATCGTGCGCAACGTCAGCTTCGCCTACAGCATTGACGACATCGAAGAGCGCAGCGGCGACTTCTACGTGACCAGCTGGAAGGCCCTGGAGGTTTCCAGTGTCAGCGTCCCCGCCGATCAGACCGTAGGCCTGGGCCGCGCCATGGATGAGCCGGCGGCTGAGCCTGAGCCTGCTGCTGAGCCCACCCCGGAGCCCTCCGCATCGGCAGAGCCGACCGTGACGATTGACCCCGAGTTGGTCAAGTCTGCCGTTAGCAAGGCCCTCCATAGCCTGACAGCACAGACCGCCGAGCGGACTGACCCCACTGATCAAATCCAAATGACCACTGAGATCAACGTGGCGGAGGTGCAGCAGGACGCTCGGCGCGCCGAGCGCGAGCGTGTTGCTTCCATCCGCGGCATGTGCGACCAGTTCCAACTCCCGGAGCTGGCCGAGAAACTCATCAATGACGACGCTTCCATTGATGCCGCCCGTGCGGTGGTGATGGAACAAATCGGCATGCGCAAGGTTCCCTTTGAGGGCCGCGTGCACGATGCCGGCGGCGCTGAGCTGGGCCTGAGCAAGCGTGAGGTAAAGCGCTTCAGCCTGTGCCGACTGCTCAATCACGTCATTGAGCCCACCGCCAGGTCTGCCGATGGTGCCGGTTTTGAGCTTGAAGTTGTGCGAGCAGCTGCCGACCTGCAGGCCAGGACGCTTAACAAGAGCGCTCGCGGCTACCTGATCCCCTGGGAAGTGCTGGGCTCCACCCGCGCTGCTGAGGCCCCCGGCCAGGTGGTCGGCACCTTCGGCGACGGTGGTGCACTGGTCGGCACTGACCGGCTTGATGCGCAGTTCATTGACCTGATCCGCAACCGCAGCGCCTTCCTGAACAGCGGCCTCACCATGCTCTCCGGCCTGGAGGGCAACGTTGAGATCCCCAAGAAGCTCAGCTCCAGCCAGTATTACTTTGTCGGCGAGAATGCTGATGTTGCCAACAGCAAGCTCACCTTCGGCCTGGTGAACATGATCCCCCGGACCATCGGCGTTCGCGTGCCGATCTCCCGCCGGATGCTTATTCAGGCCTCGCCTGACATTGAGAACCTGGTACGCCTTGACATGGCCGAGTCTGTCGCCTTGGGCATGGATTACACCATCGGTTATGGCACCGGCTCCAACGGCCAGCCGCTGGGCATCATCAACACCACCGGCATAGGCAGCGTGACCTTGGGCGGCGGCACCGCCAAGGCATTCCCTGTGAGCCTCGGCGGCGACGGCTCCACCACCCACAACTGCGGCGACTGGGCCGACTACGTGGACCTGGAGACCGAACTGGCGATCGACAACCTCGACGCTGGCAGCATGAGCTACGTGATGAACAGCGTGGTTCGCGGCGCCCTGAAGCAGACCCTCCGGGCCTCTTCTGCTGGCTCCGATTACATCATGACCGATGCTGGCCAGGTGAACGGCTATCAGACCGTGATCAGCAACCAGATGCAGACCAACGACGTACTCTTCGGTAATTTTGCAGATTGCGTGGTGGGCATGTGGTCTGGGCTCGATCTAATCGTGGATTCGGTCACCCAGGCGGCATCTGGCCAGACGATCCTGAATGTCCACCAGGACTTCGACGTGGCGGTTCGCCGTCCGCAGTCGTTCGCTCTGGGCACCTGATTATGAGGCTGCAGATTCTCTCGAACTGCAGAGCAGACGGTCGCCACCTCGCTATGGGTGAGGTGGCTGACCTTCCTCAAGGCCCAGCTAACGAGCTGCTGGCGCTGGGCATGGCGTCGATTGCGCCAGAGCCCGAACTTGAGCCCGCCCCGGCCTGTCCACCCAAGCCGCGGCGCTCTGCAAAGACTTCCATCCCTGACCCCACCCCCACCCCGGAGGATTGATCCATGGCCATTCAGCAACGCAACCTGGAGCAGCTCCAGGCCTTTACGATCCTGGCTCCTGCCACCCGCGACGCCGCGGGCAACACTACTGCGGTTGACGTGAGCGCTGTGGATGGTGATCTGCTGCTGCTGCTGTATGCCGCCGCCAGTGCATCCAGCACCGCGATCAAGGTGAAGGTGCAATCCGGCAATGCCTCTGACGGCAGCGATGCTGCAGACGTGGCCGGCGGCGTCTTTACCGATCTGGGCAGCACTGCTGCACTGCAGAAGCTGTCGATCCCCCGCGACCAGGTGGGCAAGTTTGTGCGGCTGGCCTTCACCGATGAAACCGGCAGCTACTCCGCCACTGTCACCTGCGTAGCAGTCGGCGGCGCCCGTTACGCGGTCTGACCATGATCCAGGAAGTCCCCGATGATTTCCTGCTGGCTGACTTCGGCTCCAGCGTCACTGCTGGGGCCGTTGTTGGCTTGGGGTTTATGGACCGCGCCAGCCAGATCATTATGAATGACAACGTGGTGACGGTGGACTATGCGCTGACTGCCAGGACTGATCAGTTCGGCGGTTTGCAGTATGGCGACCAAGTGCAGCACGAAGGCCTGACGTACAAGCTGCAGCATGAACCGTTGCGGCTGGCTGATGGCCGGTTCTGCGTGATGGTGCTGGAGCTAGTGCAGGAGTTCGCCACCTACCTGGTGACGCTGAGCGGCCTGCGGATCACGACTCTGAATAACAAGCAACTCCGTATTCTGTAGGTATGGCTGAAACCACGATTACAGGCCTACCGAACGCCACGACCCCGCTCGACGGAACCGAGCGGGTGCCGATGGATCAGAACGGCACCACGGTGGACGCCAGCACCCAGGCGATTGCGAATCTGGCGCTAGCTAATGCCTCTGCGGCCCGTACGGCACTAGGCCTGGCCACCACCGATTCTCCCACCTTCACCGGCCTCACGATCACCGGCACGGCGCCGGTCGTCATCCCGCACATCCACGGCAGCATTGCCGGGGATTTTTACGTTCACGTCCGCAACACCAGCGGCGGCCCCTTGGCGGCTGGCACGGCGGTCTACGCCACGGGCTCAGTCGGCGACACCGACCGCATCACCGTATCCGCCTGCGACCCGAGCAACGCGGCGACCATGCCCGCGATCGGGATCCTGCAGACCACCTTGGCCCAGAACGGCGATGGCGATGCCGTGATCCTGGGCGAGCTGCGACCGTTCAATACCGGCGGCTATCAGATCAGGGACCGGCTTTACGTGGGCGCTGGCGGGGCTCTGGTGGCCACTCCCCCGGCCAGCGGCCTGGTACAGGCGGTCGGCAGCGTAGTGAGGGTGAACGTCAACACCGGGACCATCCTGGTGAACACCGGCGCGGCGATGGCCCGGGTGGGATTCACGGGGGCCTATGGCGATCTAAGCGGGTTGCCGTCGATTCCCGCCCCGACCAATGCCGCCCCGGAGCCGCTGGCGGCTACTGCAGCGATCGGTAGCGGCACGGACTACGCCTTGGGGAACCACCGGCATCAGCGCGATTCCGATGTAATCGTGATCCCGGTGGGCGATGAATCTTCGGCGCTCACTACGGGCACGGCCAAGGTTTCGTTCAGGATGCCGTTTGCGGCCACGCTGCTCGCGGTGCGGGCCGGCGTGAACACAGCACCGACCGGCAGCACGCTGATCGTTGACATCAACGAGGCGGGTACAACCCTGCTCACCACGAAGCTCTCGATCGACGCCAGCGAGACCACCAGCACAACGGCTGCGGTGCCTGCTGTGATCTCGGATTCCAACCTAGCGGATGAGGCGATCATCTCAATCGACATTGATCAGATCGGCAGCACGATTGCCGGAGCGGGCCTGAAGGTCTCGCTGTTTGTTAGGAGGACCTGATCATGCAAAACCTAGCCCTGTATGACACTCTGACGACCGAGATTCGCCGCTATCCAAGGCATGACGATGAGCCGGTGGAGGGCCTCGACCCCCGCTATCTGGTGCTCCGCGTGGTGCGCGAGCCTGCCCCTGATGCCGGGGAGAATCAGCAGATCAGCCAGACCCGCACGGTTGATTTGGAAGCGCTGGAGTGGCGCTGGGGCTGGAGCGTGGAAAATTTGCCGACACCTGCGCCCGCCGCCGATTGGCGGACGTTCAAGAGGACCCTGCTGGCTCACCCGGCAATCAACATGCTGCTAGGCGGCGGCTTGAGCACGGCCCCTGCCGCTGCATTAAGCCTGCCTGCCACGCTGCTCGCTGCTGCCGGTGGCGGTGACGTGGACGATTTTCGGGCAGCCTGGCTGGGCCTACGCCGGCTGGGGCTGGTGTCCGCCGAGCTGCTGCAGGAGGTTCGCGGGCTGGCGATAG